TAATAGGGCTGCCAGGATGTACTGGCAGCCCATATTATTTTATTCCCCCCATCCAACAAGCCTGATGGGATAAAAAAACTACATATCTACAAATTGATGGATTCACTATCCGAATGCGGTTTGCGTCCCACCAAGGTGTGTGCATTCAAAAAGTCGAGTGACCACCGCTTTTCTCATCACAGCCTGCAAGTATAGGGCACAAAACGAAGCGTATAAAATAGAGAAGACGAAAAAATGGGAGAAGTCGATGAATGATAGAGAGTTAGAGAGATAGAGGAAAATATAGGGTGCAAAACGAAACGTTTACATAGCTTTAATTTTGCTTTAATTTTAGAGGATGATGAAGAGGCGAAAGTTTACATTTGCTTTACATCTGGTTTACATGGGTGGAAATGATTAAAGCGACTGAATGGTGTGGCTAATGCTTCATTGTGAAATGGTACTCGATTGATGATGATATATATGGGAGGTTCACTGTGAGATGTTGCGAGATTCATGGTGAGATGCTGGGGTAGCTACAATAAGATATTGGGGCGATTCTTGATAGTATATTGAGATGATTCTTGATGGTATTTCTCGGTGATGGGATGGAGACGATTTGAGGGGCAAATGAGGGCTTTTGTGGGCTTCTTTGTTGATGGATGGGCAATTATGAGGGAACAAGGTGTGGAGCGGCTTACGAGCCGCTTTTATTGTGTCCTTTCGTAGGCTGCGATTTGAGGGCGTGATGATGGCGAATTTTGGGCGTTTAGGAATATTTAAGATGCAAAAATATTCCATATAACGATTATTTGGTATATTTGCAAGCAAATTGGTAATAACGTTAATAAGGATAGATTATGGCTAAAGTGATACATGTACACCTCATGGTGGGCAAGCACAAGGGGCTGAAGGACTTCTATTTTTCCTCTATCTCTGCCGTGTATAGCGTGCTGACGGCTGAGGAGGTGGGTGCAAGCAAGGGTTATCTGCTGCACGCAGGGCTTGGTGGAAACGGCACGGTGATGACGAAACGTGCTGTTATTAAGCAAGCTACGCTCATTTCGGGTGGGCGTGGAGACTGTGATTCGGGCGAGGCTTAGAAAGGCATAGGAAGGCGATTTTTAGGGCTTTCGTGGGCGGGTTTAAAGGCTTGCGAGAGTTGGCAGTGACAAGGGAGCTTTGTGGCTCCCTTTTTTCGTGCCTTCTGGTACGGCTGATGGCGTGATTTTAGGTAAACAGAATGGTGGTTTTGTGGGTGGATGCTGGAGGCTTTTTTGGGGTGGCTTTTGGGAGTGGTTTATAATGACTCATTGGGTGTGGTTCTTGGTGGTTTTACGAATAGCTTTCGGATGATATTCGGACGGTCTTAGAATGACTTTCGAGAGGCTTTCGGATAGGTGGTAAAATGGACGATATATTGTCGATTTTTGGATTTAGACTTGCATTAAAACTTGCAGTTTAGACTTGCAAATAAAAAGTTTAGACTTGCAAAAGTGGGGTCTGCGGCATACAAGAACCTGAAAGGGGATAAATACCCTTTTTGTTGCTTTTTCTGCCGAAAACTTACCCTTGCGGCGCAAAGGTTTTGTGCGGTTACACCTTATTATATATAGTATATGGGGGATTTTGGGCACATTTGTGTGGCATAGTATGGGGAGGGGGGAACTTTTAAGGGAAGAATGAGGAACGAGGGGTGAAGAATCCATGTGTTTTGGTGGGGATGGGATGAACGAGCGAAGGGCATTAGGACGATGTTGGGATGACGTTCTAATGCCCTTCGAGGTATATGAGAGGGATGTGTGGGAGCTATGGGGGCAATATATGGGAGGGGTATTCGATAGTGCAGCCTACCCCTTCACTATTCGAGGCGGATGATGCCACGCACCAGGGCTATGGCATGGAGGTGGGACAGCGAAAGCTCGAAAGGTGGATAGCACTCATTGTCGGATACGAGGAGGATGTGGTCGGTGTCGGATCCTTGGCACACTCGCTTGATGAGTGCTCCTTGGTCGGTGTCGAGCACGTAGGTCTTGTTCCACTGGAAGAAGATGTCGGCGAGGGACATCTTTTGGCACGCCACGAGGTCGCCCGATAGGTATGTGGGCTGCATGGAGTCTCCCTTCACGGGTATGAGGAAGTCGGCACCCTCGAAGGAAGGCACCACATATCGTTCGCACTCGTATTCCATGACGGATATATCGGAGGTGAAGGCTCCTGCCATTGCGCTGACTGGTATGAGGGGGATGCCCTTTTGACTGCCCTGAGGTAGCTTATGGATGCCAAATGGGGAAACGGATGCGGAAGAGGGTGCGGTGGGCTGCGATGGGGGCTGATGACTACTCCCTACTCCTTCTTCTTTGGATTTTTTTGAGGTGGAGGATGATGGGGAAGGCTCGCCATGGGGCGATTTTAGCATCTCGCCCTCACCAGTGAGGAGCCAATCGCCTGAAATATTGAAAACACTTACAATATTCTGTATTGCTGTGGTGCCAACTGCGCTTCGCCCTTTATAGATTTCTGTAATCATAGAAGGGCTTATGCCTACCTTTTGGGCAAAAGCTTTCTTGTCGGTTACTATATTATCGCCTAAAAGGCACTCTAAAGCGGCTATAAAGCGGCTTGAAACATCATTTTTTGCACTCATAATACAGAATATTGAAAAATAATTGCCAAAATATTTGGTAGTTAATACAGAATTATGTATCTTTGCACCGTGTTTAGTACCAAACACCGCGCCAAAGATACTAAAAAGGTGCGAGATAGGCAAATTTATCGACTTAAAAAAGAATAACGTATGAGTAAACGAAACGCCATCGAGTTCCTCAAAAACATCAAATGGCACTGCGAGCATGAAGAGCCAGAGGGGGACTTTATCAGTGCTACGATAGATATCGCCCTTGAAGAGTTGGAAGTCGAGGAAAACAAATATCCAGTCATACCAACCCATAGGGACATAAATAATAACCAACAAAACCGAAAGATTATGAGTAAGATTGAAGACGTGTTCTGCACCTTAGGCAGAACCAAGAAAGTGGAGTTCATCTCCAAGAACATCGAATTGGCATCTGCAGATGCTGTGGCAAAGCAAGTGAAGGGTTACCTCTTCGATGTACTCAACGACGTGAATGATGATGAGTATGTGGCAACCTACTTGAGAGGGAAAGGGTACGAGGTTACGAAAAAGGAATAAAAGATACAACCGATAACAGAATGCTTATTGCGTTCAGCACAAAGGCCCTAGGATGACAGCCCGGAAAGACGGGCACGTGCCGGGCAACGTTCCCGGCAAACTGGAGGCAGCCGGGGGCAGGGCGCAAGGTGATAACTGCCAGGTAATATTGGCCAGAAGAGAGGTTCGATTCCTCCCGCCTCCACGAAAGTTAAGTGAAGAACGAAGAGTGAAGAGTGAGGAATGTCGCTCGCCACCCTTCATAAAAAAATGAGATTATGGCAAAGTGTAAATATCACCATTCTTGGCGACCAAGTAAGGCGCCAGAATCTGACAGCGATATGAATATCCGCATGGAGCATCAAGCCAGGTTGCTGTCGTCTGAACTATCTGTGCTAAGAGCACAACTTCTCGAAAGCTTGCACACTCTCGATGAAGCTCTACAGAAAGTGCAATGCTTGGAGCGGCTCTCATCTCTGCCTCCTCGTCAGGATAGTAGAAATGAAATTGAGCGTTTTTGTCGTCAGTTAGGATTGCGTAAGGTTGGAAGAATGACAGAACACGGTATAGTTCTTTTTGAAGACTCTCCCGATTGCGCTTCGTGTCAGTCTGTCGTGAGTCGATTGTGAGCATTGCTCTCATTTTGTAATACATAGGCTTATCGTTTTAACGGTTCCGTAATACGTTTCGGCTGCAAAGATACGGAAAATAACGGAAATAAAGAATAACGAGATATGAAAAAGAGAATAGACACGACCAGGGAGATGCGCCAGAAGGCGATGAAGGTCTTCCATGTGACGGAGCAGACGGTGTTCAACGCCATCTGTTTCGACTCCAAGAGGGGCAACACCGACAAGGCGAAGCGCATCCGCAGCTACATCCTCCAGAACGGAGGCATCGTGATGGTGGAACTGCCAGAGGTGGAGACCATCCATGATGCCGATGGGATGATGAGACAGTACTTCCCCAATGGTGCGATGATAGAGGTGAACAAGATAACGGGCGACCTCACCTCCTATTACAAGGGTGCAGAGATGATAAAGAAGGAGAACGTGAGCGTTCGACAACTCGCAGAAGTCCAGGACATCATGTCACTTTGGACACAGAGGGACGCAGACATCTACACGAACCCCGAGCTTTTCAAGAAGTACTGCGGCATCGCAGGATCAAAAAGTTAAACCATCAACCATTGAAGCTATATGGACATCACATTGGTATTGATTATCGCCTTTGGGACATGGGTGCTGGGCATCCACCAGGGCAAGCACTGGGATGAAATTACCAGTGAGGAGTGAGTAAAAAGGTAAAATAGAGTTATCAATCATGGAATATTACGGCAATACACTTTGTATATCGGCTCCCGAACTATTCGATGCAGGGATTATGACAAAATCAGGTTATGATACTCTGGTTAATCGTCGAAAGATAGACGTAATGAGGTCTGGCAAGGGAAAAGATAGATATGCGCTGATAGCGGTTGATAGCCTGCCAACAAAATATCTCGAACAGGTGACAATCCGCTATCCAGAAGGCTCGTTGATAAGGCTGCAGGGTTGGATAGTCTCCAACTACGAAGTGGATCAGAATGCCGTTGTTTTTTTCTTTGATAGCAAAAAGACTGGCGTTGAATTATCACACAAGCAGGCACGTGAGTATATCACCAATGCATCGGTGCTCAACTGCTGCATCAAGCTCTACGACCGTGCGGCTGCCTATCGCAAGCTGATGGGTGAGGATTACGACTGGAACAAGATGGCAACTGTCATCGAAACCCTGCGAGTGAAGTTTGGTCATACCTTGCCATCCTCAACTCTACGCTTTCGCCAAAAGGTGAGCCAATACAAGAAGAACGGCTACGCCGCCCTGATCAGCGGAAAGTTTGGCAACCAGAACAAGCGCAAGGTCGATCTGAAGCTGGAGAAGCTGGTGCTCGGACTCTGGTGCCTCCCCAACAAGCCTTACGGCGCACAGGTACGGGACCTCTACGAGTCGTTCCTATGCGGAGAGCTGGATGCCTACGACGTGAAGACAGGCGAGCTTTTCTCCCCCAACGACTTCACCGACAAGAACGGCGAGCCGATCACGCTCAGCGACACCACCATCCGCAACATCCTCAACAAGCCCTCCAACCGTGCGATATGGGACAAGAGCCAGCTCAGCTGGTCATCGTTCATGCACGAGTCGATGCCGCACATGCACCGCCATGCTGGTGAGTACTCATTGAGTCAGATCACCATGGACGACGTGGATTTGACCCGAAAGCTCAAGGACACCAAGCTCCGAGTGAAAGCCTACTACGCCTACGACAGCGTGAGCCAGTGCGTGCTCGGGGCGAGCTACAGCCGCAACAAGGACCCACAGCTGGTGAGGGAGTGCTTCCGTGAGATGTTCCGCTTGATAGCCAAGCACGGCTGGGGCATCCCTGCGGGCATCGAGGTGGAGAACCACTTGATGACGGAGTACAAGTACTCGCTCTTGCAAGAGGGCACGGTGTTCACCCACGTGCGCTACTGCGCCCCCCTGAACTCCCAGGAGAAGCAAGCCGAGAACTTCAACGGAGCCAAGAAGAAGAGCGTGATACACCGCAACCACACGGGCATCGGCCGATTCTACGGCAAGTGGCAGTGGAGAGCCGAGGCACGCAAGGTGAGCGATGCCAGCAACGACACCTGGGAGGACAAGGAATACTTCAGCTTCGAGGAACTGGTGGCAGACGACCGCCGAGACAACTACGAGTGGAACCACGCCCTGCATCCCGACCAGAAGCGATTCAAGGGCATGACCCGATGGGACGTGCTGATGGAGCGCATCAACCCTAACCTGCGACCCTACGACGAGATCACCCTTGCCCGGTATATCGGCGAGAAGGTGGAGACATCGGTGAGGAGGAACTCCACGGTGAGGGTGGCATACGAGGACTGGTGGCTCTCCTCGTACGAAGTGCTGAAGAAGCTTGCCCCGAACAACTACAAGGTGACCGCCTACTACCTGCCCGATGAGGATGGCAAGCCGCAGAACGTGTTCATCTTCCAAGGCGACCGATACATCGACCAGGTGGAGCGAGTGGAGACCTACAACCGAGTGATGGCAGAGCAGACCGACGAGGACAAGCGCAAGTTCTACCACCAGCAGAAGAAGGTAATGCAGTTCATGAAGTTCGTGAACAAGGGCGTGGAAGAGACGCCGACCATCGGAATACAAAAGAAATTAAACTTAAACCATATAGACAATGAGACAGAAACAGAGATTACGCCACAAGGCCCAGCGATGCAAGAAGCACCCAAGGAGCCGCCAGGGATGGGGCGAGCGGAAGACGACATAAGCGACATCCTCGCACTGATGGAAGATTCTCCCGACGAAGCCACGCTGCGGGCGCAAGCCATAGCGGACATCTAAGGGAAGAGTGAAGAATTCTCTTGCAAGGCTGCTCCTACCACATTTCCAACGGCCTTAGAATGCACTTATAACACACTTAGAACACAACTTAAAACACTTGAAGATATGATAACGACAGAACAGAAGAAAAAGATTACAGCCGCCATCGAGCGCAACCGTGCGCTCTACGAGAGCGACTCGAAGCACGCCAAGGTGCTCGGCATCTCCACCAGCGTGTACAGCATGGTGAAGCAGGGACAGACCGACAAGGCCCTATCCGATGCCAACTGGGTGCGACTGGCCCGCCGACTCGACGTGAGCCTGAAGCACGAGATGGACTGGCAGACGGCTCGCACGGAGACCTTCGTCACCATCACCCAGCAGATGGAGATGGTGCAAGGCTCGGCTCTCTCGATGATACTCTGCGACGAGCCCAACATCGGCAAGACCTACACCGCCCGACAGTATATCAAGACCCACAAGGAGGCCATCTACATCGACTGCTCGCAGGTGAAGACCAAGCGCCGCTTCATCCGACAGATGGCGACCGAGTTCGGACTGGATGGGCGTGGCACCTACGCCGATGTGTATAACGACCTCACCTACTACATCGTCAACGTGTTGCAGTCGCCCCTGGTGATACTCGACGAGGCAGGCGACCTGCAGTATGAGGCGTTCCTGGAGCTGAAAGCCCTCTGGAATGCCACCGAGCACTGCTGCGGCTGGTACATGATGGGTGCCGACGGACTGAAGGAGAAGATCAACCGCTCCATCGACTGCAAGAAGGTGGGCTACACCGAGATACTTTCCCGATATGGCGGCAAGTATGCCAAGATAAGCCCCGACGACGGCAAGGACCGACAGGACTTCCTGATGCGCCAGGCGGTGATGGTGGCGAAGGCGAACGCACCCAAGGAGAGCAGCAGCCTCGACATCGCCAGCATCGCCCGAAGGGCACAGGGCAGCCTGCGCCGAGTATATACCGAGATAGAGAAAGTGAAAGGCGATGAATAATGCACAATGTATAACCAATAATTCGTTGCTATGGTAAAGAGAGCATATGGTCCGAGGGAGATGATGCGCTTCAAGAGCGTGCCGCTCCCATGGGACGGAGAATGGCAGAGGGTGTTCGGCAACCCCGAGATCAACGACATGTGGTTCATATCGGGTCCCTCTGCGTCGGGCAAGAGCTCGTTTTGCATGCAGCTCGCCAAGAAGCTCTGCGAGTATGGCAGCGTGCTCTACGTGAGCGTGGAGGAAGGCACGAAGATGAGTTTCTGCCAGCGACTGAGACGCTACCACATGGAGGAGGTGCAGAGCAAGTTCCGGGTCGTTGACAACGGAAACCTGGACGACTTGAAGGAACGGCTCCACAAGCGCAAGAGCGCCAAGTTCATCATCCTCGACTCATTCCAGCTGTTGCAGTCCACGTTCGGCTGGACGTTCCTGGACGCACTCGGGCTGATGGCGGAGTTCCCCCACAAGTGCTTCATCTTCATCTCGCAGGAGTACAAGAGCGAGCCGTCGGGCAAGGGAGCCGTAAAGCTAAAGTACCAAGCCAGCGTAAAGGTGAGGGTGAACGGCTACAAGGCGGTGTGCCAGGGACGATTCATCAAGGAAGCCGGGGCTGAGTTCGAGGTATGGCAGGACGGAGTGATACAGACGAGCAATAATTTATAATTAATAATTGGGGATTGCACCTTGGAGGGTTTGATATGGAAGAGGTAATCAATGAGATCATGGAGTACGTGAAGCGCAAGACTTCCGACTTCTCCTACATGGACCAGGCACAGATCTACGGCGAGCTGGAGAGCCGATTGGCCGACCTCAACGCCGACGCACTGCGGAGCGAGTACCTGGGGAGCAACATCGACGAATACATCCTTGACGGGGTGTAGGGAAATGATAAATGATAAATGACAAATGATAAATCATAAATGACATTTAAACCAATATACGACTATGAGTGAGATTCTGAAAGAAATCAAGCAATGGTGGAAGGCCATTGGCGACGAGCAGCACCGCAAGAAGGTGCTGCGCAGAGAGAAGGAGGTGAAGCACGAGGCCCAACTGAGAGTACAGGTAAGGGAGTTCGGCGGTGAGCTGTTCTTTAGCTTCGATGGCATACCGCTGCTGCACGAGGATGACCTCGCCATCGACCTGGGCAGTGCGACACGAGAGGCACGAGGTCATTTCTGCGACTATCGAATGACGCTGGACGCTTGATGTTTCACCGTAAGACAGAGAACGGAACATGATATACCAACTGCAAGTAAAGAACGGATGGAAATGGCACGACCGATTAAGAACTACCATCGCTTCTACGCCTCGTTTAACAAGCTGCAGAAGCACGGCTCTGACGAGGACACTAAGGCGGCTCTCGTGAGCCAATACACCGGAGGCCGCACCACCCACCTCAGCGAGATGAGGGTGCGAGAATATACAGACTGCTGCAAGGCACTGGAGAACATGCTGGGCTATGGCGACCAGCGCAAGCGCCACCGCTCCATCTGCCTGCACCTGATGCAGGAGCTGGACATCGACACCAAGGACTGGCAGCGCATCAACGACTTCTGCAGCCACCCCCGCATCTGCGGCAAGGTGTTCGCCCTGCTCGACATCCCCGAGCTGGAGGCACTGGAGCTGAAGCTCCGGGCCATCATGCGCAAGGGAGGGCTCGGGGGAAGTGAAGAGAGAAGCGCGAAGAGCAATTCGAGTGAAGAACGAAGAGCGAAGAGTGAAGAATCGAGCGGCGCACGTGCTGCCTCTTCTTCCTCTCCATATATCAACCCATCAATCATAATCATTCAACAAAATGGAAACAACGACAGTTACAACCCAACAACAGCAGGCAGCCGCCCAGGAGGCAGCCGCCCCTGCTGAGGAGAAGAAGGTGACCATGGCGGTCGATCTCTCCCAGATGACGGAGGCACAGAAGGCGGCACTCCGTGAGCAGCTCAACGCCGAGGCGAAGAGCAGCCGCCAGGAGAACCGCAAGGCATACGAGGACCTCAGACACGAGTTCATGGTGAACGTGGAGAACCAGCTGGGCATCATCGTAAAGAGCGTGAAGCAATTCAAGGACTGGCTCGGCAGCGAGTCGGATGCCTTCACCAAGATCATGCAGCGATATGGCCAGACCAAGTTCGACGACCAGAAGAGCTTCACCATCACCGACGGCGACTTCCGCCTCTCCATCGCCAGCAACAACGTGAAGAGCTTCGATGAGCGTGCCGACCTAGCCGCCGACCGACTCATCAAGTACCTCAAGCGCTACATGGAGCAGAGCGAGAAGGGACAGGAAGACCCGATGTACCAGTTGGCGATGACGCTCCTGGAGCGCAACAACGCCGGCGACCTCGACTACAAGAGCATCTCGAAGCTCTACGAGCTGGAGGACAAGTTCGACGAGGAGTACGCCGACATCATGACACTCTTCAAGGAGTCGAACGTGGTGCAGAAGACCGCCGTCAACTTCTACTTCTTCAAGCGAAGCCAGGAGTCGGGCATCTGGACTCGCATAGAGCCTAGCTTCTGCCGCCTGTAGAAGAGTGAGGAATCACGACTTTAATGTTTTCTTTAATATCATATCAAAAGTGTGTTAAACTAAGGGAAGGGCAAGTGCTTTGAGGAAATACCGCAAGAGGACCGGACTGAGCTACAAGAAGAGAGTGGCTGACATCAATGCGATATACGACCGATATGCCAAGTTGGGAGTACCCAACAGGGAGATATGGAGGCGGTATATTTACCCCACGTATGCTCTGAGCGAGCGTCAGTTCTACTACATCTTGAAGGCATCCGCCGACCCTCGCAACGAGATCAGCGAGGCACAGGAGCTCTTCCTGAAGTTTGAGGAATAACAATGGCTATGGCAAGTGCAGACGGAGAATTGAGAAAGGTGGTGAGGCGGATACTGAGTGACATCCGTGTGGAACTGGGCGATGAGTTCGACCAGAACTTTGAGCGGCAGGGCTTCTTTGCCGAGAAGTGGCAGAGGCGCAAGAGCCCCATACGTGGCGATGGTCACATCCTCGTGGCATCGGGCGACCTCCGCAAGAGCATCAGGAGCCGCAGCGACGAGAGCAGCATCACGTTCTACAGCGACCTAGCCTACGCAGGCATCCATAACGAGGGTGGCGAGATCAAGGTGACGGCAAGGATGAAGCGGTTCTTCCGCGCCAAGTTCTACGAAGCGATGGGAATGACCAAGAAGAACGGTAGCGGTAAACGCCGTGAGCTTACCGATGGTGGTTTCTATGCGTGGACAGCTAAAATGAAGCTGAACGAGAAAGCGGAGTTTTGGCGCATGATGGCGCTGATGAAGGTAGGCAAGACGATAAAGATACCTCGCCGTCAGTTCCTGGGCATGGCACCGGAGGTGGAGACCGAGGTGAGGAAGATCATCGAGGCCAACCTTACGCAATACTTCGAGCACGACTTCAATATCAATACAAAATGACAAGATTATGGACGCAAGATTAAGACTATATACAGACATCGTGATGGCGATGAGGAGCAAGGTGCCAGAGATCAAGACCTTCGACCTTTGGAACCGCCAAGTGGAGTTTATGCAGGAAGACACCGCCTTCGAGTGCCCCGCCCTGTTCATCGAGTTCGGGGCTATCCAGTGGGCGCAGAAATACAAGGAGACCTGCAAGGGGCTGGAGGGTCTGGGCGAGGTTCGCCTTCACCTTGTCACCGACTGGCACGCCCATGAGGATGGCGTGACGGCGATACAGCTCAGCGAGAAGATGTTCCAGGCACTGCTGGAGATGCCGGGCGTGGACGACTATCAGTTGGGCTTCCCCTCACAGACGCTCACCAACCACGACCACGAGGAGGTGATGGAGAGCATCGAGGTGATAGGCGCAAGGTACTGGAGGGACATCCCCTACTAAGACAAGAGTATTTTAATATTTCTATAGCTTTAATGGATTTTAGAGTTTTGTTTATTTCAAGGACACCGCCCCATGGCGATGGGGATGGGTTCGACGGAGAAGGGGCTGCGTCGTGATGACGCAGCCCCTTTGTTTTTGCTTGATGGTAAGATTGTAGTAAGGTTGCGCCCATGGGCGCTATGCCTTAGTACTCCTTGACGTTCTCGTCGCCGGAGTCGCTTCCACTGGAGGAAGAACCGCCGCCAGCCTGTGATCCGCCGCTTCCGGTCTGCGAACCACTGCCGCCCTCGGAAGGCTTCTGCCCGGTGCTGCCGCTGTCGCCCTTGCCCTCGCTATCACCTGGGGCTGGGTCGGCTGGGTTGGCATCGCCTTGCGCCTTGGCTCTTCGGATGGCGGCACGCTGCTCGTCACGGTTGGCAACGATGTTGAACACGGCGTTCTCCTTCAGGTTCTCGAAGCTCTTGCCCGGTACCCACACCACGTTCACCTTCTCCACGCAGATGTCGGGGTTGTACTTGCTGGCAGTCTCCGTGCCCTTGCCCTGCAGGGTGACGTAGAACTCGCCAAGCTTGCCCAGCTCCACCTTCTTTCCTGCCAGGAGCATCTCTCTGAGGCACTTCACCGCCTTGCCGAGGATGGCTTGCACGTCCTCAGCGTCATAGACGTTGTTGTGCTCACTGATGTGCTCGGAGAACTTCTCGAGCGTCATCTTCTCGGTGTACTGTGCCACACCGTAGGCTTTCTTTGGGTCGTCAGGCTTGGCTGGGTTGCCCATCATTGCAATACTGTAGTTGATCATTGCTTTGAATAATTAAGAATGAATAATTGGGCTTGCGCCCTTTTGGGGTGTTCCGTCGCTCGGGCGGTCGCTTCCCCTTATAGTTTTGTCGCTGTTTCGTCCCTACTAGGGGCGAGGCTCGGTCGGTACTAGGGACGAGGGTTGGTCGGTACTAGTGACGAGGCTTAGGCGGTACTAGGGGCATTCAGTTCCTCCACCAACAGCCTCGCAGCCTCGGTTAGTTCCAACTTCTCTGCTGCCAACTTCTCCGCCGCCAACTTCTCCGCCGCCAACTTCTCCGCCGCCATACGCTCTGAAAGGAGGATGCTATTGCCGAACTCATCCCTGGTGGTAGCCTTGCTTACCACTGCCCCCCCAGATTTGCTTACCTGAAACAGTACACCGGCACGGCTCATCGTTTGGAGCGTGGAGGCACGCAGCACGCAGTCGGGGAAGGATAGCTTGGGGAGCTGCTTCTTGGCTTGCTTCTGATTCTTGTCGTTCGCCTCCTTCACCATTTGGTGGAGTTCGGGGGCGGTGGTGCAGATGAGGTCGCCCAGCATGTTGGTGACGAAGGACGTGTTAACGTTAGCACCGTTCTCGTAGATGATGCCGCCAGATACTCCGATGTAGGTGCAGTTCTTGCGGATAGAGGTCATGGCTGGTGCGAAGAGCAGGAAGGAGATGCCACGGCTCACGTAGAAGTCGCAGATCTTGGCGAAGATGGAGAAAGGTGGGTTGTCGATCACCACGCAGTTCTCGGGGTAGGCGTAGTGCTCGAAGTCGCCACCGGGATAGAAGGGGCGCACCACTGGGCGGTCGCCCACGTCGAGGTGCTTTCGTGCCCATGCCAGCACGGCATCATATACCAATGGCGGTGTGTAACAGTCGTCCGTGGTCTTCTTTGGCTTGAATTTCTCCACGAAAGCATCGTAATCTTGTATTTTCTTGCTCATTTTCTTGCAGGTTTAAAATGTTTGTTGTATCTTTGCAAACGAAGAAGCAATGTAGGAGGCATTTCACACGTCGGCTCTTATGAGTGCAGGTCGCCGGAATGTCCGTTTGCTTCTTTATTTTTTATATAAACTTCATCGTATAAAGCAGCTCTCCCATTGTCATTTTACATTTGAATTCTATGGTGCGTCCTTGGTAGATTACTTGATAAACGCTAAAACCATAGCCGTGATGTCTTCCTTCCTCTGTTCTTATACGTGTAGCCTTAGGAAGCCATTTTTCAAATTCGGTCGCAGTCTTTAATAGGTGAGTCACCTCTGGGTCACGCATAGCCTTTGCCGCAGTCTCCGTGAAGAATTGTTTTCCTACCCCAATGCTGTGTCCGTCGTCTGTTTGCATAATGGTTCGCTTACAACGAGAACCGTTTATGATAGTCTCGTGTAGGTTGTTATTAGCCCAATCGACGGCAAGCTGTCTCACATTATTAAATTCGTCTCGTTGCAGCCTTTGGTTATTACGCTGCGCTTGCTGCTGATGTATAAGTCTGCAGGCGGCGCAAAGTTCATTCTCTGGTACGAAGTTGAGTTTTATGCCACCTCCCTTTGCCACATCGCAGTCGTTGCAACGCTTGATGGTGTAGGGGTTGTAGTCTGGCATGGTCTTGCCCTGCTTGCCGCTGTTGAAGCGGAAAATGCTCAGTTTCTCGCCGTTCAATACTTCCTCGCCACGGCTCATCGCCTCGTTATGGGGTGTCTCCTCATATTTGCCACGGCGCACCTGTACCACGGTGCAGCGGCAGTTCCAACCGTTTGGCGGGTAGTAGCTCTCCCAGAACGGGTCGCCCATGGGGAGGGTGATGCGGTCGAGGGCGGCGTGCTCCGGGCGCACCTTGTCATCATGGGCGGTGCGGTACTGCAAGAGGTAGCGGTCGCCATCCTCGCTGTACTGCTCCCACTTCGCCGCCATCTCTGCCGAGGCTTGCACGAAGTTGTACTCAGCGTGGAGGTAATTGGCGTTGTAGGTCTCGTCTATCTTTCGGACATCGTTCAAAAAGCGTTCGAACGGCTTTCTATTGCCATCCTCATCAATCAATGATGGGAACGCCTCGTTCAGCTCGTGGAAGGTCTTGATGCCTGAGAAGATGTAGTTGGAGCGAGTGAGACGCTCCCTCATCTTGTCGGTCATCCTCACTTGCTTGAAGGTGGAGTCGAGGATGCCGGCATGGGCATTGATGAAGCTCTGCGCCTCGTCGGATGCCAGGATGTCGATGTCGAGCTGTGCGCCCCTCTGACCATAGAGGGCTTTCATCATCTTGTCGAACTTGTGGGTGAGGTTCTTGTACTCGCTCAGCTTCTTGTAGTCGTCGTTGGTTCCCTCCAGGGGTATGTGGTTGCCGTCCAGCCATCGTCTGTATCGTTGGTGCAGCCCCTTGTAGTCGTCGGGGCTTAGTCGAAAAAAGGTTGGCTCGCTGATGGTGCGGATAACGCAGATTTGTCGTCCTTCTTGTCATCCCCTGATGGCTGCTGCATGCCGAATGGGTTGGCTTGCTGCAAGCGTTCGCCCACAGGCATGTTGTACTTGTCGGCGAAGTACTTGCCATCGACCTCGTAGCGGTCGCTGATCATCTTCTCGTACTCCATCTGCTGCTCCGGGGTGTAGTCTATCGACTTGTCCCAGGTGAAGTGCATGCCCTGCAGTGGGAAGCCATGTTGGATCATCCGGGGGATGAGCTGGTTGTTGATGGTGTTCGCCAATAGCTTGGCATCGCTCTCCACGATGTTCTGGAACACCTCCAGGTGGGTTTGGCTCTGCGAGAGGCTGCTGCCGTCCTCGATGGTCATGGTCTGACCGATGATGAGCTTCGATATTTCCGAGTTGGCTCTATCCACACGCTTGTCATACACATTGAAGGCATCGCTCTTGGCGTTCTCCACCAGTTGCACGGTGGTACCCTCAGGCAGCACGGCATAGCTGGCCAAGCCCATGCGCTTCATCATCTCCTCTATCTTGTCGGTCTCGCTCTGGCTGCGCGAGCTGGTGGTCGCCACACGGAGGGGTATGCCGAAGATCTCGCCGAACACGTCCCATGCGGCAAGCACGTTCTTCTTCGGTATGGTGTGCTGCGCCGCCTTGAGGTAGAGTCCGAGGTCGTCGGGCTTGCCCACCTCCACCAGGTTGCCGAAGTATTCGGGGGCGTGGTAGTCGATGCCGGTGGTCCAGTCCTGCCCGAGGTCGGTGATGAAGCAGTGGTGCTCCGGTATGACGTACTTTCGGTCGATGAGGCGCATGCCGTCGTATGCCAGGCAGCCGTCACCGTCGGTGGTGAGGTCGCCCATCTCGATGAGCGTGTGCCCCCAGTAGGGCGTGGAGAGCACCAGTCGGCAGAAGTCGTCAAACCACTCCTGCTGCAGGAAGTGCCTCAGCTCATCGTGGGGCGTGCCATCCTTGTCCTCGATGTTGAAGGAACGGGCGAGCACGAAGCCCATCCTCTGCCCGATGCACCCGGAGAGGTGTGCGTCGATGTCGGCATCACGGTAGATGTCGTAGAGCCACTGGCGGTTGGGGCTGTCCACGTCGATGGCTAGCTGCCACGCACGCCGCCACTTCATGATGTCGCCCTTGGTGAGTGCCTCTGTGGTGCGCTGCAGCTTGGCCAGGATGCTCTCCACCTTTCGGCGGTCGCCCTTTCCGGCTAGCTGCACGTCGCCAAACACGGTGTGCCACACACGTGGCTCACCCTTGATGGCTCTTCGTAGGTCGTATATGCCATCTATGGCCTTGTTGAAAATTCCCATAGTCTTCTTTGCTTTAGAATGAATTGATGGTTGTGTGTGTTACCAGGAGTGGTTGTCGGGACCCTTGCCGAAGGCGAGCACGCCGCCCACTCCCGTGGCGTTGCCTTGTGCGTCGGTACTCCCAGGCAGGTCGGGCACGATCTTTCCGGCTTGCACGCCCTCCAGCCACTTGATGGCTCGCTCGTATCGCTCCTGTCTCGTCTCCATGCCCATGCGTCCGGAAGTGGATGCCGCCATGTTGTAGAGGGCGATGTCGGCGGTGTACATCACCAGCTGGCGGTTTCGGTCGCTCCCCTCGGCGGCGAATGTCTTGTCGCAGTCGTATCGTGGGCGCAGGTATCCCGCCACCTCCTCGATGGCCTCGGCGATGGCGTTCTCCACGTTGTCGGGGTCGGCTTGCGTGATGACCTTCAGCGAGGCTTCGCTAGCCACCACCTTGAAATCTTCTGTGCTGATAAACATCTTTGTATGAATGATAAATGATAATGAATAAATGACAAATGGGCTGCGCCCTTGGGGGCTTACCACGTGTTCCGGGGCTTCTGTCGCTCACCGATGCGAGGCACGAAGGCTTCCAGCCTGCCCTGCTTCTGCAGGATGTAGATGGCTCCCTCGTCGGCATCGGGCGCATCGTCGTGGGCACGGCTGCCGTGCTCCAATGAGAGCGTCTGGTCGATGCCCACCTGCATGTCGTCGGTGTCCTTCAGCGCCTCGTTGTAGTACACCTGCCCACGCTCCCAGAACGGAGCCACGCTCTCGATGCGCTGCAGCTTGTCGGGCTTCTTGCGGTAGTCGGGCATGATGGGCAGCTGGTAGCCACGGATGTCGCCCTCCGCCTGAAACTCATCGAGGGCGGTGTCCTGCATCAGGTTCGACTCCATGTAGAACTGGATGCTCGCCCCCTCTTCCAGCGACCGCTCGTAGAGGTTGTACAGCCAGCGTACCATCTCGCCCGTGGTGGCCTGGCGCACGAAGCAGTCCACGAGGTGCAGCTCCCTGCCTATCGCTCCCCATAGGCGGCATGCCTTGTAGTCGTTGGAGGTGGTCGATTTCCACGAGGGGTCGGTGTAGCACACCAGCGACTCGTACTTCGAGAGCCTTGGCATCCGCTTGTATTGGATCCAGTTGTGTCGGAAGATGGTGCCGTCCTTGATCGGGTTGTGCATCATCTCCTTCTCCCAGTCACGGTAGCCCACGAACTCACGGTAGGCATCCACCTCCTCACGGGTCCACTTCTCCCTCCATGTGGGGTTGCCGTCCTTGTCGATGGCATACACCTTGCTGAGGAACACGCCCTTGGTGTGGGCGATGTTGTAGAGCACGGAGTTCTTGTCGATGAGGTTGCCCACCATGATGAAGCGGCCACGACCCACGTCCAAGGCTCCGAAGAGTGCCGACTTCACCCAGTGGGTCAGCTCCCTCACTCGCTTCTCGTTCTTGCAAAGCTCATCATCGTCGAGGTCGTCGATGACGATGTAGTCTGGGCGTGCCTCACGGTCACGGAGGCCACGGGGGCTCTGTCCTCTGCCGCAGCCGAGGAACTTCACGCCGCACGCCGCCTTGAACTCGCCGTCGGTCCAGTCGCCCCCGGCAGGCTTCTGCTGCCCGAAGTCACGTATCAGTCGGTCGTTGTACTCCAGCTCCGCCTGCACGTCGGCCAGCAGTCGCTTGGCGGAGTCCTCGCTCTTGCCCACCACGACCATGAAGTTGATGAGCCGCTGCGGCTGAAACATGAGCCACAGGGGCAGGAACACGTCCATGTGGGTGCTCTTGGCATGGCCACGTGGCCACATGAACACCGCCTTCAGGTTGGGGGTGGAGCGCACCTTGCGCGCCGCCTGGTTGTGGAAGGGGGCGTTGTGGATGGTCTTCAGCACCTTGCCCGTGGTCTTGTCCTTGAGCTGCAGGTAATGGGGGAAGTAGTACTCGCAGAAGGCGGCGTAGTTCTGCTGCAGTCGCCTGATGCGTGCCTCCTTCTCCGCCTTGCCCTCCGGTCGCATGATGCTGGTGTCGGTCATGGAGTGTATCTCCTTGCAGAGTTCCCTCCACTTCTCGTAGGCTTTCCTAGCCTCTGCACTTACTGCCATAGATTAAATGATAAATAACAAATGATAAATAATAAATGGGGCTTGCGCCTTAGAGGTCGCACGAGAACCCGTTGTTCATCTTCTCGGAGATGAAGAGGTCCTGGTAGTAGTTGAATGTCTTCAGCAGCTCCGGCGTGATGTTGGGGTCGCTCTGCGCCCTGAACTTCATCCACTTGGAGAACGCCATGAACACCTCGATGGCATCCACCACGTTCGCCTTCTTGTCGAGCTTCTCGATCACTGCCGCCATCTTGGCGAGCTTGTCGCCGAGTCCCGCCATCTTCTCCGGGTCCTCGCTCTCGTTCACTTGGCTCACGAGTGCGTCGATCGAGAGGAGGAGCTTGTTCACGATCTCCGGTCGTGTCACGGTCTTGGCGGCACGCTGCTCCTTCCATCCACCCTTGGTTGCCCAGTTGGACACGGTCACACGGCTCACCTCTATCTGTTCGGCTATCTCTGCCTGTTCCTTGCCTGCCATATACAATGTATGGGCGAGGTCCTTCTTACGTTCTAGTTCTGCTTTTGTCATAATGTGTGAATATTAAAAATGTAGTGCAAAGGTGCGATTATTTGGGCAGTCTGCCAAAAAAGTGGGCAATGGTTGCAGAGATGTGCGCAACCATTGCACACTTTTTTGGAGGAATGGTGGAAAGTTAGTAATATTGCACCGTCATTCCGAGTGATGAGCGAGGAGTGAGGAGTGAAGAATCAAAATGTAATACCGTATAAAATATGGGAAAGAAAGTAAGAATCAGCGACGAGAGCGTGAACTGCTACGGCACACGCATCCTCACCAGCGGCATCGACCTCACCCAGTACCAGCGCAACCCCGTGCTGCTCTACATGCACGAGCGAGGCAAGGTGGTGGGACTGGTGAAGAACCTGGAGGTGAGGGACGGCGAGCTGCTGGGCGAGCTCTGCTTCGACAAGGCATCGCCCCTGAGCGTGCAGCTGGAGAAGCAGTACCAGTTTGGCAGCCTCCGCATGGTGAGCGCCAACTTCCGCATCCTGGAGACCAGCGGCGACAAGCAACTGGTGAAGGAGGGTCAGACCTTCGAGACCGTGACACGGTGCGAGCTGTTTGAGGTGAGCGCAGTGGATATTGGCGGCAACGACAACGCCATGGTGCTCTCCGACCAGAGCGGACAGGAAATATCCCTGGCAGGGGGCAAGGACGGCAAGCCGCTCCTGCCACTATTGAATAACGCAAGTAATAACCCTTTAAAGAAGAATGAAATGGAATTGAAACAGATCGCCCTGGCAATGGGGCTAGCGGAGACAGCCACGGAGGCTGAGGTGACCGCAAAGATGAAGGAGTTGAAGTTGCAAGCCGGCAAGGTGGGCGAACTTCAGAAGAAGGTGGACTCTCTCGTGGAGGAGCAGCTCGAAGCCAAGAAGAAGGCAGACGAGATGACACTCGCCAGCGTGACCGCCGCAGTGGAGAACGCCATCAAGGAGAAGCGACTCGATGCCAGCATGAAGGATCACTTCGTGGAGCTTGGCAAGAAGATAGGCCTCGACTCCCTGAAGCTCACCCTAGGAGCCATGCGACCACAGGGCAAGGTGAGCACCGTGGTGAACCGTGGCAAGGACGGACGACTCTCACGTGTGGAGGTTGGCTCATACAAGAAGCTCAGCGAGGTGCCTGCGGACGAACTCCTCGAACTCCGCGACAACAACCGGGAGGAATACATCGCCCTCTACAAGGCTGAGTTCGGATTCGCGCCAGACTTCGACTAACGCCCCATGGCGCAGCATCAATCAACAACACATCATCATCATTTTTTAAGAAACATAGTGACACATGAAACGAATCATTTCTCTTTTTAGCGCACTCCTGTTCAACTGCATCATGGGTGCGGTAATCTCCGCCGCAATGGGCTACGACCCTATGGCGGGCGCAGTGGTGGCCAACCTCACAGTGATAGCCCTCGGGGGCTTCATGCCCAAGGGCGCAGCCTGCGAGGGCGTGCTGAAGGAACTCTGGACGGGCTACCTCGTGAAGCAGCTGGAGCGTGCCGAGCAAGCCACCTTCCTCGATGGCATCCCCGACAACTCCAGCATCGTGGACAACGACGTGATCCACCTGGTCGATGTGGGAGGCGACCCTGACGTGCTCATCAACAACACGACCTATCCACTGGCGGTGCAGGAACTGACAGATGGCGACATCGCCATCAAGCTCGACAAGTTCCAGACCAAGCCTACCCCTATCACCGACGATGAGCTTTACGCCGTCTCCTACGACAAGATCAGCCGTGTGAAGGATGCCCATGCGAGAGCCATCAACGTGGCCAAGTTCTCGAAGTCGGCGCACGCCCTCACCCCTAACGAGAACACCGCCTCCACCCCTGTGCTCGGCACATCGGGTGAGACCGACAAGGAGACCGGTCGCGTGAAGCTCTGCATGAACGACGTCATCCGCCTGAAGAAGGCGCTCGACAAGTTGAACGTGCCTGTGGAGGGTCGCCGCCTCGTGCTCTGCAACGACCACGTGAACGACCTCCTGGAGACTGACCAGGTGTTCAAGGAGCAGTACAACATCAACCGCACCGACGGTACCGTGGGTCGCCAGTATGGCTTCGACATCTACGAGTATGCCGAGAACCCTGTGTTCACCACAGCCGGCAAGAAGAAGGCGGTGTCGTCAGCCGCAGCCGCCAACGAGTACCAAGGCTCCTTCGCCTTCTACACCGGTCGTGTGTTCAAGGCCACGGGTAGCACCAAGATGTACTACAGCCCAGCCAACACCGACCCATTGCACCAGCGCAACCTCATCGACTATCGCCACTACTTCATCGTATTGCCTCAGAAGATGGACGCTTGCGCCGCCATCTACAGCAAGTACAATGCTGCAGGCAAGGTATAATCACCCTATCAAGCATCAAGGCTATGGCTAGGATGAAATATCTGGTGCTCCACTGCACCGCCACGCCAGAGGGAAGGGAGGTGAGTGCCGCCGACATCAGGCACTGGCACTGCGACCCTCCCTCGAAGGGCGGCAGGGGATGGAGGCAGGTGGGCTACACCGACCTGATACACCTCGACGGCAAGGTGGAGCGACTGGTGAGGAACAACGAGGATGCCGAGGTCGATCCATGGGAGATCACCAACGGTGCGGCAGGCTTCAACGCCATCAGCCGGCACATCGTGTACGCCGGAGGACTCGCCAGCGACGGCAAGACCGCCAAGGACACCCGAACCCAGGCACAGCTGAAGGCGATGACCGAGTATGTGAGGGACTTCCACCGAAGATTTCCCCAGATACGCATCGTGGGGCACAACGAGCTGAACCACGGCAAGGCGTGCCCATCGTTCGACGTGCAGAAGTGGCTCCAATCAATAGGCATCAAGCAGGTATAGGGACTGTATTTTCAGGATAACATTTTGAGAAAGTTGCATAATCACTCATAATTAGTTAATTGGTTTAAGGTTTGAAAGGCGATGACAGACATCATCATGAACATACTGCAGTGGGCTATCCCATCGGGCGGCATAGGTGCTGCCATCGCCTGGATAGCCAACCGAAAGGTAAAGGCGGCGGAGCAGGCCAAGCAGGTACACGACACCTACAAGTCGATGTACGAGGATGTGAGCCGTGAGTTGTTGAACTTACAAAGGAAAGTGGATGAAAGCACAAGGGAAAACGCAAGCGCCATCGAGGAACTCAACCGTGAGAACACTCGCACACGCAATGCGCTCAATCGGCTCAGCCGTGCCATCGAGGCGATACAGCTTTGCCCTCATCGTGCTACTTGCCCTGTCAGCGGTGAGCTGCAGAACGGCGAGGAAGGCACAGGGCGAGGCGATGAGCCAGGCTCGAACAGAGCTAAGTCTAGACAGCAGCGCAAGCAGAAGGCAGGCAAGCGAGACGCTGACGGCGGAAAGCCTGGCGACCATGGAGACGTGGGAGCAGGCGTGGATGCTGCTGCCCCTCGACAGTAGCGAGGGCGGTGGAATCATCGTCAGGGGCAAGGGAGAGAGAAGGCTGCTGGTGGGCGCACGCTCCACACGGAGCACCATCGGAACCGACTCTTCCAACGTGGTTCGGACGGCATCCGAACGGCATTCTAACGAGAGCAAGACGGAGGTGAGGAAGCCTCCAGACGGGCTGACGGAACTGGCAGGCAAGGTGGCGTTCGTCATCATAGCCTTCGGAGTGAGCTATCTAGTAATAACGTATAAAAAGCAATAAGAAAATGGCAATGGAAAATATTTTGGACGGCACCGACCTCATCCTCAGCGTGAACGGCGGTGCACTGGCATTCTCCACGGGATGCAAGATCACCACCTCGACCGAGACCGGCGAGCGCGTGACCAAGGAGGCAGCGGCAGGCAAGTGGAAGGAGAAGTACGTGAAGAGCTTCTCGGAGAGCATCAGCGCCGACGGCGTGGTGTGCGTGGACGCAGCCAAGGACGCTCCTACCTACGACACGCTGAAGGATCTGCAGATAGCGGGCACGGCAGTGGACGTTACCTACAACGTGCGCGAGCCAGGCAAGCGCACCGGCAAGACGGCTGGCGGCTACAAGGGCAAGTTCATCATCACCTCGCTCGACCTCGACGGTCAGGCAGGCGACGATGCCAAGTACTCCATCCAGCTCGAGAACTGCGGCAAGGTGGAGAAGCTGACCACCGGCTTGCAGGACGGCACGGTGACGCAGAGCGCATCGAGCCAGCAGGCAGTGAGCAAGTAACAGGGTTTTATTGTAAGCCATAATTATAGATAAGATGAGAAAGATCATGATCGAGGTGGGCAGCAAGGCATATCCTTGTTGCCTCACCATGGGGGCGATGCTCCTCTTCAAGCGCAACACGGGCAAGGACGTGAGCCAGATGGATGCCTCGGACATCGAGGACCTGCTGATGCTGATGTGGTGCTGCATCGTGTGCGCCTGCAAGGCAGACGGCGTGGAGTTCACGATGGACTTCGAGACGTTCACCTGCCACATCACGCCACAGGACGTGAACCGATGGAACGAGGTGATGAATGCCGCTGGCGATGAAAAAAAAAGCGAGCCGGAACCCTAGGTTCTGACTCTGACGAGAGCCAGGAGCCGCCCACCGTGGAGAGGCTGCTGGGCATAGCGATGGGGTGCATGGGGATGAGTATGGATGACTTTTGCCGATGCACCCCCTCTGAGTTCAATGAGGCCTACGAGGCGTGGGGCGAGTGCCAGGAAAGGCTGGAGCGTGGTGCGTGGGAGAGGATGAGGATGCAGTGCCTCTGCTCCCTCCAGCCCTACTCGAGCAAGAAGCTCAGGGCTGAGGACCTGATGCGGTTCCCTTGGGAAGCGAAGAGTGAAGAGGTAAGAGTGAAGAATTCTCTTTCCGACAAGGGGCAAGAGGAAATGAGCCACGAGGAAGTGATGGAGAGGTACAGGGAGGCGGCGAAGAGAGCCGGGCTGTCATAGACCGCCATACCACCAAGGAAGTGGACAGCCCTTGGACTCGTTTATCCACCTGCCACTCCAACATGATATTGCTAGGACGAAAAGCAGGAAAGATAGCCAAAACACAATCGGACAGTCTAGGACGAAGAAACTAATAGGCATCATAAGAAACGACCAAATGGTAATATCTCCATACGGCATACGGAACTTCTTCGACTTACTATGTTTTATGTCCTTATTCATACTCTTGTTCTTTATGTAACACGCTGCAAATATAATAAAACACTACTTCCTGGCCCACTTTGGTGGGTTAAAGGCAATATAAATAAAATAAATGATGACAGCTATAATAAATATAGCGCAAGCCACAAGTTCTACCGTATATGACGGATACTTGTGGAACGATGCGCAAAGAGCCTCGAAAAGGCTATCGCAATCTCTTCCTGCGACGTAATGTAATGGTATCATAAGCTTCGTTCATTACTAAACACGCCGCAAATATAATAAAAATAATCGTAATGTCCAAACTTTAAGATAAAAATATTATGTCAAGAGAGGTAACTTTTAAACTTAACCTGAAAATAGATGGTAAGAATGTCATTAGACAGCTTACCGTGGACATGGATGAGTTACAGAACGCCATAGGAGAGGTTAAGACGAAAACCGCACAGGTGACAGACTCATTCATCAGATTCAATCAGACCACAGAACTTATCCAAAATGTGTCTGGTGCCATCTCCCAAGCATCAAGTACCTTAGGAACCCTGACCGAGGAAAGCAGAAGCTTCGGTGGAGCCATGGCTGCCGCCAACACGATGGCAGGCAAGAACGGCGAAGAGTTTGCCAACTTGAAGAATAGAGTCTCAGAACTTGGTGAAACGATACCTGTTGCCCGTAACGAACTTGCCAATGGGTTGTATCAAGTCATCTCGAATGGCGTGCCAGAAAACAACTGGATTTCTTATCTTGAGAAAAGTGCCAAGGCAAGCGTGGGTGGCATTGCCGATCTGGGCGAAACCGTAAAAGTTACATCCACCATCATCAAAAACTATGAACTCGACTGGGAAGACGCTGGAGCCATACAGGACAAGATACAGCTTACCGCAAAAAACGGTGTGACATCCTTCGGGCAGTTGGCGCAAGCCCTTCCGAGAGTGACCAGTAACGCAGCAACACTGGGTGTAAGCATAGATGAGTTGATGGCTACTTTCTCCACCCTTACAGGCGTGAGTGGAAACACGGCAGAAGTGAGCACACAGTTGGCAGCCATCTTCACAGCCCTCGTCAAACCTTCGAGCGAGGCAAGCGAGATGGCTCAGCAAATGGGCATTCAGTTTGACGCAGCAGCCATCAAGGCGGCTGGAGGTTTGAGCCAGTTTCTCACCTCCCTCGATAAGAGCGTAAAACAGTATGCCAAGTCTAGCGGAATGCTGGAGCAAGAGGTATATGGCAAACTTTTCGGAAGCGCAGAGAGTCTTCGCGCTATTACGCCACTCACGAACCAACTAGCCGACAAGTTCAGGGAAAATGTGGCATCGATGCAAAACAGCGCAGGTACGATAGACGGAGCGTTTGGCACAATGGCAAGCACAGGCAGTTCCACACTTCAGATGCTGAACAACAAACTGGGCGAATACACCGACATTATTCAAAGTTCCATAGGAAATGTAGGACCGTATCTCAACTGCATTACACAGATTTCATTGCTCGGTTCTTCCATGTCAACGCTTGCGAGGTCGTTTTACGCTGTAGCCACATCTGCAAAAGTTTCGGCCGCCGCAGTCTCTCTTTATAACAAGGCGATTGCAATAGCACTGGGTGTCTCCACCGCTCCCCTCGCAGCGATGGCGGCTGCGCTCGGAGTGTTGGCAGTGGGCTATTCCAACGTGAAAGACCGGATGGAAGACACAGATCGTGAGGCTCGTGCGCTACGTGAGACGATAGCCGACATGAAGAAGAAGCAGGATGAGAGTGTGGAATCCATCCGCAAGTACTTACCAGTGGCACAAGATGCCACCAAGAGCGTGAAAGACCGAAAGGACGCCATCATCAAGCTGAAGCAACTCTATCCCGACTACTTCAAGAACCTCGACATTGCAACCGCCAAGCAGTACAACATCGAAAAGGCGGTGAACGCCGCCAACCGTGCCTACCGCAACCAACTGGTGCTGATAGCCAAGCAAGCGAAAGCGGAGTACGAGAAATCGAAGGCTCTCTATGGCAAAGGACCTTCTGGAGCCATGATGGTAGGCTCTACCCCTGGACTGCAGACCTTGATGGACAAGCAAGAACTGGCAGAGATCGAGGCAAAGAAAAAGGCATGGGAAGAGGCAGAGAAAGCCGTCAAGGACTATGACAAGGAGATGGGCAAGACATCGCCAACCAAGAATAAGCCGGGCGGCAACAATCCACCCGCCAAGCCTAAGGACACGCCAGTAGGCAAGATGAGCTATCAGCAAGTAGCCGATGCCATAGAGAAGACCACCAACAAGCTGAAAGCCGCCGCCCCTGGCAGCAAGGAGGCGAAGCAACTGAATGACTACAACAAGAAACTACAGGCAAGAAAGAAGATACTGGAGGCTACATACTCTTCCCTCAACACCAACAAAAGCAAGGGCAACAAGAGTGAGCCGAAGTTCTACAAAGACCCGAAGACATCGGAACAATACGAGAAGAACATCAACTACTACCAGGGCAAGCTCACCGACAAGAACACCGCAGAAGACCAGAGGCTCCGCAAGCTGATACAACTGTGGAAGGCCAAGAAGGCAGCCATCGATGCCGCTAACCTCGCCGCCGAGCGACCCTTGAAACTTGATAGCGTGGACGCTTACGAGAAAGACATCAACGTGCTGCAGCAGATGGTCAAGCTCTCCATCGCCCCCGATGAGGGAAAGAAGCTGCAGAAGCAGTTGGATGCCGAGACTCGAGAACTAGGAATGCTGAAGATAAAGATAGGCATCGAGACCATTCCCGACATCAAGGTGAAGAAAAATGAGAAGGTCATTACCCAAAAGATAGATGACCAGCTGAAGGACTTCCTGGGTAAGCATAGCGGAAAGTCTATCGTTGACCTCTCGACCATGGTGAAGACCGATGGCTTCTCGAAGGTGATGGGCGACATCAAGGAAGGATGGGGAGACATACAGGGCGTAGGCGGCGGCATACAGAGCATCACCGATGCCCTCGATGGAAACAAGAATGCATGGCAAGCCATCAGCGGTGTCATCAATGGATTCATATCCGTAGCCGAGGGCATACAAGGCATCGTGCAGTTTGTCAACATGCTCACCACCGCCACGCAGGCAAAGAGTGCCGCAACGGTAACCGACACAGCAGTGACATCCGCCAATACGGCCGTAACTACCACCAACACCACAGCCAAGGCAGGAGAGGCCATTACCAACGTTACAGCCAGCGGCGCAAAACTTCCCTTCCCTGCCAACATCGCAGCCATAGCGGCAGGTGTGGCAGCAGTGGTCGCAGCCCTGGCAATGATAAGCGGTGCCTTCGCCGATGGTGGCGTGGTGGGCGGCAACTCGCCTTCGGGCGACAAGTTGCTGGCACGTGTCAACTCTGGCGAGATGATACTCAACGCCGCACAGCAGGCACGCCTCTTTGCCATCGCCGACGGCACCGCCGCCTATGGCGCATCCGCACAGATAGCCGCCAACTTCGCACAGGGCGTGGCACTGCCATCGGTGAGCGTGCAGACCGACCGCCTGCAGGGCATCATGGCAAACGGCGGCGGCAAACAGCCGCAAGCCGTGGAATGGCGACTCAGGGGCAGGGACATCGTGGCATCCATCGCCAACGAGACTCGCTCCAACCGCAAGCGAAGCAACATCAGAATCAAATAACAAAAGATAAATCGCTATGTACATTCATGGATCATTCTACAACAAGCAGGACGAGAAGGTGACCGTGCTGATCGTGACCAAGGACGACCGCACCACCGAGAAGGAAATCGGCAAGGAGGAGGACGGACTGTTCTTCTCCGACGACCCCGTGGAAATCACCTCCCAGGTGAACGACACCCTCGACGTGCTGCTCTGCTACCAAGCGAGCATCCGGCTGCTCTGCCGTGACTACGTGCCCGACTTCTTCTGCAACTCCTGCAGGGAGGCGGTGGTCAACATCCTCGTGGATGATAAATGCTACTTCGCCGGCTTCATCGAGCCGCAAGCTTTCTCGCAAGATTACAACGAGGAACTGGACGAAATCGAGCTGACCTGCATCGACTGCCTCTCCGCGCTGCAATACTCCAACTACCGCAACATCGGCACCGCAGGCACCACCTACACAGGGGTGAAGGCAAACGCCGACCAGCGCACATTCCTCGACCTCATCAAGGAGATACTCGGCGGCGTGAGCCAAGCACTCTGCATCAGCGAGGACAAGACATGCGGCATCTATGTTGACAAGTCCATCACCGGCTGCAACAATAGCAGCCTAAACATCTGGGGCGTATTGAGAAAAATCAACATCTCGGAGCTGCTGTTCCTGGGCGAAGAGGAGGATGACGTATGGACACAAGAGGACGTGCTGACGGAAATACTAAAATACCTCAACCTGCACATCGTACAGGAGGGCACGGACTTCTACATCTTCAACTGGGATTACTACAGAAGATTTAAAGCCTCCTTCTTATACTTATACGAAATATCGGGAAGATCTCCCAAAGCTTGTAGCTATAAAAGAGCCATCGACACCATCACCAACTCGCTTGTGTCGGACTGCGACACGCAGTTGAGCATCACGGAGACATACAACCAGGTATTGCTCACCGACAACGTGACCGAGGTGGAGAACGTGATAGAGAGTCCGCTTGACAGCGACTCGCTCATCGTGGCAGGAAACTACCAGAAATACATGACGGAATACATCATGGAGACCAAGGGAAGCATCTCGGCCACCACGCGATATGTTAACTTCCTCCTGAATGACAAGCCTACGAGAGAGGAAACCACCATGGTGGACTGGTTCTGCTGGCCAAAGAACGTGAGAAACTGGAAATTTTACGGAGATGGCGACCACACCACCGACATCTACTCCAAGTATCCAGCCGATGGAACCAAGCAGGAAGACATTCTCAACAAGGGACTGACTGCTGGTGTCGGTGCTTGCGTGTGCGCCTTTGGTAAGATCGAGAAAAAGAACAACGACGCACAGATAGTGACAACGGTCAGCATGGACGACTACCTGGTGATCTCCACGATGGGAAAGGATGGAACACGACCCACCGACACAACCCTCCTGGCGGATTGCCCCGTGGCTGAGTACGTGGGTAACAAGAGTGGAGGCACCTTTAGCCCTGCCGATGAGGACACCGTCAACTATATCGTGATCAGCGGAAAGGTGGCGCTCAGCCCCGTAATGCCACACTCTGGCTGCTATATCGAGGAACTGAAATGGGCGGCGAACTTGCGTGATGACAAATACATAGGCATTGCGCCAAAGACTGTGACTAAGCGAGACGGACAGCAAATCTTCTATACACGCAAGTACTGGAAGGCGACGAAATGGAATGACGAGCCTTCTGCCGACGACGAGACCAACGCCCTGGACTATCACAACCTCTTCTATCCATACACCGACACCAGTCAGCAGAGCTACGAATATAAGTACAGTGCCGTGGGCGCAGAGACCGACACCATCAAGAAACTGGGTCTCGTGGCATGCATGCTCATCATCGGCGACAAGTGCGTGGTGGAGAAACAGAAGGGCGAGGACCTGGGCACGGGCGTGCCGGGTACTGGCGAGGGCGAGTGCGAGGACTACGTATGGATGACCTACAAGGAGCGGAGCGAGTGCCAGAGCGATGATGAGTACTACCAGCAAAGCTTTACCATCGGCATTGACCCGAAGCTGGGCGACAAGATATTGGGCACGGAGTTCGACATACAGAAGAACGCACCCTACACCAAGGGTATCACGGCGGAAGGCACCGCCATCCCCATCAAGATGGGAGACCATGTGAGCGGCAAGGTGCAATTCAAGATCCTCGGACCTGTCAACGCCGAGTGGAACAACATCACACGCCGACATCCCACTTTCTTCCGCCATACCAAGTGGTATCAGGACAGCGTGCTGCTCCTGCAGAAGACCAACGCCATCTTCATGAAGGACTTCAAGGTGGAGGTGGTGAGCGACAACGGCAAGATGGGAGCCGTGAGCGATGAAAGCGACATTGTGTATATGAGCGACACGCAGGAAGACTTCGTCAACAAGAAGGACGACCTGGAGTTCAAAATCACCACCGCCCTCACCTCTGAGGAGTGCAAGCGGATGGGTGTCAACAACGCCGTGAAGCTATCCTCGCCACTCTTCGACAAAAGTGCCCTGGTGAGCATCAGGAGCGGTTCGACCAGCTTGGCCAGCACAGGAAAGCCAGAGGAGTTGTACGTGGACGCCGTCTGGAAAGAGTGGCACAAGCCGAGAATCATCTTGGAGCAGGGATTCCTCCATGGAGCGGACGTGAAAGTGTTCGGAAGATACACCATGCCGAGCCTCGGCAAGGACTTCATCGTGCAAGGCGTGGACCGAAACCTCGCCGACGGCACCGCAAGAGTGACGCTGAAGGAGGTGTTCTGATGGCATTCCAACGGCTTTATAATGATATTCAAATGGCATGACAACAATATTATAAATAAGATATTACGATGATCGACATCAAGAGTTTTTCAAAGCCCAAGAAATCGGGCAATGGTTCGGGCGGCAGTTCGTCATCCGTCACCTACATATCGGGCATCGCCTCGGAGGCTGACCACGCCACACGTGCCGACAAGGCAAAGAAGGCAGAGGTCGCCGAGCAAGCCAACGTGGCTAACCGTGCCACCTCTGCACAGACCGCCAGCTATGCCTCGAAGGCTGGAGAAGTGGACATCGAGAGCGGAACCCTGCAGAAGTTCTTCCGCAAGGATGATCCTGCAGAGGGAGAGGAAAACGTGGCGGAGGAAGTGCACCGAAAGGTGGACTTCAAGAAAGCTGCCACCTTCGAGCAATCCGCCGTCTTCAAGGAGGCGGCGGACATGCTCAAGGGATTCACCGCCCATGAGCTAGCCGCCTTCCTGAAGGGATTCACCATCGCTGGCCAATTTGGGATAGATGAGTACGGCGATATGATACTGAACACCATCAAGTCGCTGGAGTACAACAACGCTGCCGAGCAAGGATTCTCCATCGAGAAGGAAGACCCCAACAGGGACGAGTACCACCAGTACATCACCAACCTCACCGTGTGGGGCAAGATGACGATGAACGAGCTGGAGGTGATGAAGCGCACCTATGCAGGCGGCACGCTCTACCTCTCGCCAGCCGGTGGAAAGATAGCCAAGGTGGTGCCCGTGTATTGGGACGATGAGAAGTCGGGGTGGAAAGAGACTGCAAGCGACGCGGCTGCCGTGGGCTGGAAATGCTATCTCCTGGCAGACGATGGCACCGCCGCCACAGAGAACCTATGGCGAGAGGGCGACCAAGTGCGCTGCCAGACCATGGGCAGGATAGCCGCTGGCGGCATTGGGCAAGGCTCCGCCACAAACAGGAGCTACTGGCGCACCATCCTGGAGCATGGCGTGTCACAGCAGAACGAGAAAATCTACGACCACAAGATGGACCACGAACTCTTCGGCGGTCAGCGTTTCGCCTGGATTGTCATCGGCAAGCATTCCGAGCAGTTGGATGACTACACTGAGGAGAATGCGCCTGCCGAGACCAGGGACATCCCAGAGGAGGGCGACGTGATCGTGCTAGACGGTAGCAGAACCGACCCCGACCGACAGAACGTGCTCCTGCTGGAGAGCCATGGCTCGTATGCCCCCAGACTGGTGGGCTACCATGGCATCGACAAATACTCGCACGATAACAAGGACGTGTGCGAGGTCTCCCCGAAAGGCGTTCAGATCCACTCGGAGTACTTCAAGCTGCTGGCACAAGGCAGCAACACATCGACGGTGGAAATCCCCAACTTCAGAGGAGCGTGGAACGCAGCCACCCAATACTATAAGAACGACCAGGTGAGCCACAACAACGCCATCTGGACGTGCCTGTCGGCAAATAACGGCACAGAACCTACGGATGAGGGCACGGATTGGCGCAAGGAAGTGTATGGAGTGAAGGGCGAGGATGCAATATCCATCATAGTGGAGGATGCCCCTCTCATCTTCGATACTGGCAGTAATGGCATCGTGCCCAGCAACATCGCTAAGTCTGCAAAGGTAAAGGTGATGAAAGGAAACGTCAACGTAACGAATGCAATTACTGCGCCATCATCAAATGATGCACTTTCGGTAAATTGCAAGTCGGGAGTGACGATGAGACAAGACTCCAGTGACCCGTTTCTTAATGTTGAAATCTCTGGTAACAATATAGGCACGACGTGGTTGGATGAGAACGATCATTCAAAAGGCGTTGTTTCCGTTACTTCCGGCTATGCCACAGGATCGTTTGCCTATAACAACAAAGCATACAAGTTCCATGTTCCCTTCGAGGTGAACGTCTCGAAGTTCACTGGTCAACTCATTCTCACCACCGATAAGTTCTCCACCGAGATGTCGAAACTCAGCGGCAAGCACAACACGCTATCGGACAACTACGACCGCCTCGCCGCCGACCTCAAGACCTCCTCACCTTCCATCCTCACCAACTACACCTCGCAGATAGAGCAGACCGCCCGCCAGATCTCCCTCACCGTGAGCGAGAAGGCGATGGGCAGAAGGAACATGCTGCCAGGAAGTGCTTTTAGAAAGGGTGATGATGATTTTGAGATGAGTATCTACGGAGATTTCGACGGTAGCACATACACAAAAGGTTATCGTGGAAATCAAGGAATCTTCATGAATGGCGGTGTTAGCGGTTCTAACTTTTTTCGAGTCAAGTCATACTATGATGGCTCGGAACAGCAATATGCTGGTCTTTTTTGGCGAGGAGGCGGTGCGTCTAAAAACATCAAGGTGCAAGCCAACAAGAAATACGCCTTGTCCTGTTGGGTAAAGTGCGACCGAACGGACGTGACCATTTCGCTCGAAACCATCTATAAAGCATCCGAGACTACCACGACAAGACAAGGAAGACCATCTACTACGACAAACAACTTCCAAGTCAGTAAGGCTAATACTTGGCAACTCATATCTTGCATCGTAACTACAGATGGAAGTTTCAATTATGTGGAGGTCAATTTTTGGGTATCACATAAGATAAACGGAGTAACCGCCACTGCCTGTTTCTGTCATCCGATGTTTGAGGAAGCCGAAGAGTACAACGGCTGGACGCTATCCGAATTGGATTATGACTATATTGGAGGCAACTTGATAGATAACTCTCGTACTTTTGCAAGTGGTGGTAATTGCAAAGTACATACAAAATACGGCTCTGTTATCGCAAATGGTTATAACAGCGAATCGTCCGTGTTTAAGGCGAGGATGGAAGCCTTGGCAGGTTCGGTGCCATCCAAGTATTCTTTGCCATCATCCGCATCGAGCGGAACGAGATACGCACTTGATAGTGATTGGTCGGTATGGCAGTATAACGGAAATTCATTGTCCGATGATAGCCACTATAACGGATGGCAGAAGACAAACGAATCCTTGCATCAAGATATAATGTTGGTTAATCTGAATCTCGAACTGAATAAGGACTACATTATCTCTTGGTACGCAAAATGCGAAGGAAAGGGTTTGTTTGGTGCTTATGCCGCAGGCGTAGGGAAGACCGTGTACAGCGAGTACAGTGATGGTGGCATAGACCAATCTACCTACGGAGAGAATATTTTCTTTTTGACAACACAATGGAAGCGGTTTTGGATGCACGTAAAACTGATAAAAGGTTCTTGTTCCGTTATCTGTTTCCGACAATACCGAGGAGACTGGTCATCGGGAAGTTCTGCCATGACGGCGTATTTCACCCAGCCTAAAATTGAGGAAGGCGCGACCGTCACCGACTGGACGGAGAAGCGCACCGACATGGTGGACAGGCAAGCCTTGCTCGCCACAGGCATCGACATCACAAATGGCAAAATCACCATCACCGCCAACAACACCATCTTCCGCGACAACAATGGCACCACCATCGCCCTCTTCACTGGCGGCAAGATTAACGCATCGCTCATTGACGTAAAGCACCTTTGGGCAATCAGTGAGGATGGAACTAGCAAGGTAGGCTACTTCGGAAACGATATGGATTCGGCATGTATAATAGACAATAACACAACCGCACCATTATTTGTTGGAGGAAGCACTGCCCTAATGTCAAACTTCTATGTAACTAGCAACGGAAAGATGGTTGCAAAGGATGCAGAGATAAGCGGTACTTTGAAGGGTGTAAGCGGAACGTTCAATGAACTGACTGATGGAACAGGAAAATTAAGTATCGGATTCCAAGATAATGGATTTTTTATCAAAGGATATACGAGATTCTATAATGATGTTACAATAGACGGCATGTTAAGAAGCCAAGGTAAAGGTGCGAATTACCTTGCATTAGGAGTATGGGCTAGAGGAACGTTCGGAAGCAACGCAAGACTTACCTTGATGTGCATTGATAATCATAGGTATTACTACGAGGGATATGACAACACTAAAAGAGTGCAAGGAAGCACACTTGGCACATCTGATGGTGCAATAGATGGACACTATCCGTGGCTAGTGTCAATGCGCCCAGTCACTAGCAATCTCGGGATGAGCGATGGCGAGGAGGATTGTGAATATTACGGAGCCTCGTTTGATTTGGTAATAATAAGAACCACGTCAAAAAGCGGTTACTATAAATTCACTAATTGTGGGTATGGAAAAGTGTTTCATGTCATCAATGGATATGATAAGCAGAGCGTGTGGATAGCATACCAAGGTGGTTGGTTTGAACTGTATGGCGGTATGGGCATAACGATGGCTTATCTCGATTCTGGTATGTATACACCGACATCAACGAAGGCAGGAGCAGGATTCTTTATCCTTGGCACTTACGATAATACCTGGGTATAATTTTTAAACATCATAAAGTTATGAAACTACAATTAGACAATGTAATGGTGCGCCTCTCCTTGGATAGCGAGCAGCGCACGCAGATGGATCTGAGAAAGGAAATCGCCAACGCCATCTACAAGACTGGCAGAAGGGGCTTGGCGGACGTGGCACTCTCCACGAAGATGTGGAACGGCAGCAATGATACCGACTACACCGACGAGGAGGTTTCCGCCATCAAGGACTTCGTGGAGAAGAACTTCATCCCAGCCGTCATTGTGGCGGTGAATGAAGTAATAGAAAAAGCCACGATACCCCAAAGCTGAAATATCTAGTAAGTAATTTGGTAGCCACCACTCAATGTAAGGGGGGGATAAAACTCCCCCCATAGAGTAAAAGAAAAAAGAAAGCGATTATAATGCAATTCCAAAGCCATTATAACCGCTTTCTTTTATCCCTAGAGGGAACTAAAAACATATACGTTTCGTTTTGCAAAAATATCATTTCGTTTTGCGCTCCGCGAACATTTCGTTTTGCGGATTATACAAGTCCTTCTCTATCTTCCTCCAGTCCAAGTCTGGCTCTCCGAATCGCTTGCCAAGCACGCCAACATGGGCAAAGCACGCCTCCACCATCTCCTTGTAGTTCCCTCGCTCTGGCTTCCAGTATTTTTCCACCAGGGCGGTGGCAAAGTCATCATGGGTATAGGAGTAAATCCGAACAAAGCTTTTCAGCTCCTTACCCGTAATTTTCGAGAGGACCTTATCTATCTTGTCAAAATCTGTATTTGTGCTCATACAATGTAGTATTCTTGTTAATCTATTTTAAATATTCACTTAAAAGTGAACTACGTCCAATTCATTTTTATATTTTTGCACCATCAAATCATAAATGTTTATAGCTATGACAAAAGTATCACTCAAAACTATAGAGCAGAATGACAACGTAGGAATGTTCTCTATCTGCTTCGATGGAAACTCAGAAAGTGAATTTGAGAAATTCCTTTTGGAGTTCAAGGACAATGCCACATACAACAAAGACTTCAACGCCATCTTGTTAGCGTTATCCAAGATAATAGACAAAGGTGCCTTAGAACGTTTCTTCAGAATAGAAGGAAGAATGAACGACCATGTCAGTGCATTATCTATCGACTCTCGCAAGCTACGCCTATATTGTCTGAGAATTTCAGACCAAATTCTCATATTAGGCAATGGCGGAGTTAAACTCTCGCGTACATACCAAGAAGATGAAAAGCTGAGTGGATATGTCATGGATTTACAAACATTTGATAAAGTTCTCCTCAAAGCGCAAAAGAATGGCATTATTACAATTGAGAAGAATATGATAACAGATATAGAAAGTGCAACTTTTGAAATATAGTCATGATGATACAGAATAAACTTTTCCGTGATTGCCTTGCTGCAATTCCTGCCGAACAGAAGGCTGAGTTTGACTTGTCGTTTGGCATAGCAGAGCGACTGAGTGAGATTCTGCAAGAAAAAGGTCTCACCCAAAAAGACTTTGCCAGAATGCTCCATAAGCG